GACCAACATGTAGGACATGATTATGTTTCAGATGCACAGGAACGTTATGACTTCTACCATCGCAAAGAAGACAAAGTGCCATTTGACCTTTCGCTCTTTAACAAAATCACAAAGGGTGGTCTTCCTAACAAAACATTGAACATTGCACTTGCTGGCACAGGTGTTGGTAAGTCCTTGTTTATGTGTCACATGGCTGCTGCTTCCTTGCTTCAAGGTCGTAATGTTCTATACATCACATTAGAGATGGCAGAAGAAAAGATTGCAGAACGTATTGATGCTAATTTACTTAACGTCCCTATCCAACAACTAGGTGACCTCCCAAAGGTAATGTTTGAAAAGAAGATTGCAAATCTTTCTAAGAAGACACAAGGCAAGTTAATCATTAAAGAATACCCTACAGCATCTGCTCATGTTGGACATTTTAAGTCTCTTGTTTCTGATCTTGCTCTTAAGCGGAGCATTAAACCCGATATTATCTTTGTGGATTACCTTAATATCTGTGCTTCCCAGAGATATAAAGGGAGCATTGTCAACTCCTACACCTACGTCAAAGCAATCGCAGAAGAACTTCGAGGCTTTGCTGTGGAGTGTAACGTTCCTATTATCAGTGCTACGCAAACCACTCGTTCAGGTTATGGTAGCACTGATGTTGACCTTACTGATACTAGTGAATCCTTTGGTCTCCCTGCTACTGCTGATCTTATGTTTGCCCTTATTAGTACGGAGGAGCTTGAGGGCATGAATCAAATCATGGTTAAGCAATTGAAGAATAGATATAATGATACCAATACATACAAGAGATTTTGTATAGGTATTGACAGGGCGAAGATGAGGTTGTATGATGTGGAGGAATCTGCACAAGACGACCTTGTTGATTCTGGGCAAGGAACCGAATCTCAACAGATTGATTTAGTTAAAAAGTTCACCTCAAAGAAAACATTTCAAGATCTAAAGTATGACTAAGCGAGTAAACACTGATGCCTATTTGGAGTTCGTCAATGAAGTCACGTCGCAACCATCGAAAGAGCACGAAGCATTCATTTATCGTATTCAAGAACTTCAAGGGCAAGACTTTCATGCCGAGCGATTGCTTACTGCTGCTGTAGGAGCATGTGCTGAGGCAGGTGAATTCACTGAGATTGTCAAGAAGATTGTCTTTCAGGGTAAACCTGTCAATGAAGAGAATATGTTTCATATGAAGCGTGAACTGGGTGACATTATGTGGTACATTGCACAAGCATGTATGGCACTGGATGTCAGTATTGATGAAGTTATTGCTATGAATGTAGACAAACTCAAGGCACGTTATCCTGGTGGTGAGTTTGATGTTCACTACTCTGAGAATCGTCAGGAAGGTGATGTCTGATGGACGGAGCAGTACACGCTTGGCATTCCATGAGTTACGTGGAGGGGTTCTTCTTCTCCGTCTGGATCTTAGGAATGTATTATGTCAAACTAAAAATGGATAAGAGGTTTGGACGATGAGTAAAAAGAAAAAATCAAAGGGCGAATGGTCCTACGAGAAAACATCCGAAACTGAAGAAGCACTTAAACGTTTACATGAAACAATTCGTATGCGTAAGTTGAAAGAACACGACGACAAAATGGGTTACGAAACAGGAGGAAAATGAATTTTACACAAGATGATCTTTGGAATCAGATTGCAACTCTCGGTTGGAATGTCAGAGATGACAACATTGTAATCGAGATTGGTGGTACACAGGTATCTGGTATCTACCAAGGTGAAGAGTACAACAAAAAGTGGTCAGCCCAATATGGGGATCGTAAGTATAACAACGATGCGTTCATTGTTATCAAGAATCTTTCGCGTACTCCGTTTGAGTCATCCAAACCTATGGATAGAGAACATAAACCCCCTCATTCAAATGAAACTGTTGAACCTCAAGACATTACTGTCAATATGGAAGGCGGTGTAGGTGGGTCCTGGGAAGTTAAACAAGAGTCATAATGAATTTTATAGAAGATTATCAAATAGTAAGTCAATCTAATTGCAATTTTATTATCGATTGGTTTGAAAACAATACTGATCGTCACAGGTCTGGCTGGGTTGGTGAATCCTTACAGGTAGATACTAGTGTAAAAGATTCCACTGATATTTCTATGGAAGCTGACGCCAGTTATTGCTCTGAGGTTAATGAGATTATTTTATCTTCTGTGGGATCTGCTGTAGAACTATACAAAGAAAAATATTATCATCTAGATGATCTTGGCACATGGGGATTTTATACTGGATATAACTTACAAAGATATTATCCAGGTCAAGGATATCCAAGAACTCACTGTGAGCAAGGTGGTTGTGGACCAGACTCTCCTCGTATGTTAGTTTGGACATTGTACTTAAACGATGTTACTGATAGGGGAGAAACTTTTTACCCCTATCAAAGACAAGCAGTTACTGCGAGAGCAGGAAAGGTGTGTTTGTTTCCTGCAGCATGGACACATATGCATCGGGGTATTATTAGTCCAACACAAACAAAATACATCGCTACGGGATGGTTTTACTATTACGATGTATAGTCTTTGGATTCACATACGAGCATTCGTTTCTGTTGTAGTGGTGAGTTGTGCTCACCCTGTCAACTGGGAGCAGTGTATTCGTGTGGACCAATGGTTATTGCCTGAGGTTGTCCAGGGATATAAACTCTGGACAGGACAGGAAAAAATCTATGAAAAAGAAAAGGATTATCTAAATAGTTTGGATGATTCCATAGAGTAAGATGGCAACTAACGCTAAAGAAACTGCCAAGCAGGAAAATGGTTCTAGGTATTTCTTTGAGTCGGTAATTGAGAGAGGTAAAGAACCTACTGATGCTGAAATGAAAAAAATATATGATGGGTTCGGTGCAGAATGGAGAATGACATATACAAAACAAACCGCAGCATTAAAAAAATATTTGGGTGGTAGTAAAGGGTATGAATATTCCAGAGACAATGGAATAATGCCTTACATTGAAGAAATTGCCAAGAAAGAATGTGGTGTATCTGTGAAGGACCGTTGGAATCCTATGGATATTGTTCTTGTTAAAAAGAGTTTGAAGAATGTTGTGCAAGGTACAATTCGTGAGTTAACAAATATTGATGGTATGTCTAAGGATGCCAAACTTACTCTCCTTAATGCTTATATGAGAGATGCTCTTAGAGAAAAAGTTTTGATCGGAGTTTCTCTAAAAGCAATTGCAGCAAAAAAGAAAACTGCATCTGCTGAAGTTGCAAATGCTGGTGGAGCAACTGGACAACCTGCTCAAATTGATGCGGTGAAAGGATCTTTAAAATGCACATTAACTCTAGGGAAGAAAAAAAATTACTTGTTTGATACAGGTGAACTTGGATTTGATATGCAAACTCAGAAGGGTGGACAAATCCATGGTCAATCTAGAAACTTTCAATACTCTAAAGAAAGAAATCTTGTACAGACCGACTTAACACCTAAGGGTAAAGATGCTGGTGCTAAGTTAGGTAAGGTATCGAGTGTTGCTTTGGATAAGTTTTTAGGTAGTTTGAGTCTTGAGCGTCCAACTTCAGCAGCAAAGCACCGTCACATTCCAGCTGTAGGTAAGTGGAATGATGCTGATAAAAAATATTGGATTAGTTTGTATAACAAGTTAAAGAATACTGGCGTTGATTTTGGTGAGGTTGCTGTATATGAAAACAATCAAAAGATTGCCGAGGGATTTGAATCGGTTTTAGACTATGCTATCAACTATGAAACTATAAAGGCCGATAGAAGTTCTGGTGGTAGATTTTCTTCCAAACTAATTGCTATGGAATGGGCACATATATGGGTGCAGATTGAAAAGAAAAAGAAGACTAGAGAATGGTGTACTTCTTTATATTATGGTGCTAAGAAAGAATTTGGAGACTCTAACGGACCCTTCCTCAAGATCTACTGACACCCTAAGAACTGTCACACCCCTTGTTGCGACTGCCTTCTGCTGTGCTATAATACATGTATAGACAAAGGACGAATGCCAAACAAACACCTTGAGCACCTAGAGGATTCCATCTTTGATGGTCGTCGTGTTGCCCTTGCTGCTGTCAAGCAAGCACTGACTGTCAAGAAGGTCAGTGTCAAGTGGGATGGTGCTCCTGCTATCGTGTTCGGAACTAACCCTGCCAATGGTCAGTTCTTTGTGGGCACCAAGTCTGTATTCAACAAAAAGAAAGTTCTAATCAACTACACCTATGAGGACATTGAGACGAATCATAAAGG